GCCCTGTGTTGCTTAAGATGCATTTTCCACTTGTTGGATTATAAGTCTAGTAACCAGGGTCACTATCCTCATAAGAGCCACGGATCACAACGGGTATCACCCGCCTGAGTTGGAATATCTTATTCTGACGCCCCACGTGCCGATCCGCCTCCTGTTACCAGAGGTTTCACGACAAGTGAAGTGCCCAGAAGTTTCCGAAGAGCTCGCCAGCGTTTTACCGACGTAGGACCCTGCTTCACCAGCCTCATAGCCCGGTTGGCGGTTGCTTGCGCTTCCGCTTTTCCGTGCATCTGAGACTTATGTCGCAGGACTTGCGAAGGTATCTCGCCGATGAGATCCTCGAATTCTTCTACCGATGAGAGAAGGTTACAAACCTCCCTCTCAGTCGGAAGAACAATACCTGTTATCCCTCTAAGTATTGCTTCCACTTCCATCCGCTTGATCTCGAAGTCTTGCATCAAGGGTTCCCTTATGTAAAGATGAAACCATTTGGCGTACTCTTGGAATAGGGCCTCCGAAGCTTCGAAAGTCTGGGCAGGCAAAAATTTTGCCATATTAGAGCCCATTAACTCAAGAAGTCGAGGGAACCTTTCCTCAGCACACCATTTGACAACATATTTAACAAGAGAATCCGAGCTCTTTTGATCGGTCACAACGGAAGTCGATAAAGACTCCAATCGTAACCAATCATAAAGAGTTGCAACACCCCGAGGAGCGTTGGGTTTTGAAAGCAATATAAGCACCCTGGATAGGATTTTAGGCAAGCGAAGGAGAGGACGGTTGTCCGCTCCTGAGCAAGCTTTAAATCCAACTCCAAGGAAACGCCCTATGTTGTATCCAGAGAGTCGACATCCCGTCAGACGTTCCACAGTCGCAATGACTTCAGGAACGAAAGACGCTCCTAACCAGCCTGCGGAAATTCCAACTAAAGGAAGAGGAGTTACCTCTTCTCCCTTATAGAAGAATTTCTTAGCAAACTCGCAAGAAAGGTTGTCGGAGATAATGGATTTGTGAAATCCAATATCCACTCCGATCTCAGCCATAAGGCGAGTATAATGGTTAGCGACTAGGTGATCCCCTATCACCACGTCATCTCCCAATACCGCATATAGAGGAAACCAGGTTCTCCAGCCAGCTCTAAAGGCTGCAAACTGGACGAGCGCATGATGGACCAAGGCCAGCATCGCCCAAGAAGAGTAAGCCCCCATTGGTTGCCCAACTGCATATCGGACCGCTCCTATCGGAGCGGTTGTCTCAGGACCAAGCTTCATGGTTTTAAGATCTCGAAGACGGTAAGTCCGTGTACCCGTAAGGGCAGCACTCTTTTCCGCTCCGAAAGTCTTTAGCCACTGGGCTGGTAACTGATA